GGATTGGCCTCGCCCGACGCAGCCGATGCGATTGCGGTGACGTTTGCCTTTCCGGTGGCCAGCCGCGAGCGCGTTGAGCGCCCGCGCACGCTCGTCGCCCGCGAGCGCGCGGGCATGACCACCAGTTGGCTGGGGGCGTGATGGCTAGGAAATCCGTCAGTCTGAGCGTCGGCCGGGGCGAGAAGCTGCCGGTGAGCAAGGGCGCGGGGCTGACGGCCAAGGGGCGCGAGAAGTACAACGCCGCCACGGGCTCCAACCTCAAGGCGCCGGCGCCGAACCCCAAAACCGAGGCCGACAAGGGCCGCAAGGCCAGTTTCTGCGCGAGAATGGGCGGCGTAGCCGCCAAGGCCAAGGACGGCGAACGCGCCAAAGCGGCGCTCAAACGGTGGAAGTGCTGAAAATGAAGGTTCCTCCCGGACTCTACGCCAACATTCACGCCAAACGCGAGCGCATCAAAGCCGGCTCGGGCGAAAAGATGCGCAAACCGGGGGCTCCGGGCGCTCCGACCGCCAAGGCGTTCAAAGAGTCGGCCAAAACAAGGAAGAAGTGATGCCCCTCGTCAAGTCTGCCAGCCCCGCCGCGTTTCGCAAAAACGTGAAGACCGAAATGGCCCACGGCAAGCCGCAGAAGCAAGCCGTGGCCATCGCGTATGCTACGCAGCGCGCTGCTGCGGGCAAGAAGTCCGCTCCGAAAGGGAAGAAATGAAGTCCACCACCTCGCAGATTCAGATGCTGGTTGCCAAGCAGCCCAAGGTCGGCAACCCCGGTATGCCAGCGCGCAACACGCCGACCAACGCCCACATGGCCATGTGCGGCGGCAAGAACGACGGCAGCGTGAACGTCAAGCAGACCGTCGCTCGGGTGCTGAGCAAGATCAAGTGACATGGCTGACTACACCGGGATCAACGCCGTTGGGGCCGTCGCCGTAGGCGGCTCGGCCAAGGACAAGACCGACGCTGACGTGCTGGCAACCGCCAGGGCGCGGCTGTCGATGGCGATCTCGGCGTACAGCGAGAGCCGCGAAGACGAACTCGACGATCTTCGGTTCTATTCCGGCAGCCCCGACAACCACTTCCAGTGGCCCGCCGACGTGCTGGCCACCCGAGGCGCGGTGCAGGGGCAGACGATCAACGCCAGGCCGTGCCTGACGATCAACAAGCTGCCGCAGCACGTTCGCCAGGTCACCAACGACCAGCGGCAGAACCGGCCCAGCGGCAAGGTAATCCCTGCCGACGACAACGCTGACGTTGAGGTCGCAGAGGTCTTCAACGGCGTGGTGCGCCACATCGAGTACATCTCGGATGCCGACGTGGCCTACGACACGGCCTGCGAGAACCAGGTGGCGTTTGGCGAAGGCTACATCCGCATCCTGACCGAATACTGCGACGACACGACCTTCGATCAAGACATCAAGATCGCTCGGGTACGCAATGCGTTTTCGGTCTACATGGACCCGACGATCCAAGACCCGTGCGGCGCGGACGCCAAGTGGTGCTTCATCACCGAAGACATCACGCGCGAGGAATACGAGCGGCTGTACCCCAACGCCGCGCCGCTGTCCACGCTGATGAGCCTGGGCGTGGGCGACCAGTCGATCAGCCAGTGGCTCAACGAAAACACGGTGCGGATCGCGGAATACTTCTACATCGAGTACGACACGACCGATCTGCACCTGTACCCCGGCAACCAGACGGCGTTTGCCGGCACGCCGGAAGACAAGCAACTGCGGGCCATGTTCGGCAAGCCGCTGCGCAGCCGCAGGGCCGACCGCAAGAAGGTCAAGTGGTGCAAGATCAACGGCTACGAAATCCTTGAGGAGCGCGATTGGGCGGGCAAATACATCCCCGTCGTGCGCGTGGTCGGCAACGAGTTTGAGATCGAGGGTCGGCTGTACATCAGCGGTCTGGTGCGCAACGCCAAGGACGCGCAGCGGATGTACAACTACTGGGTGAGCCAGGAAGCCGAGATGCTGGCGCTGGCGCCCAAAGCCCCGTTCATTGGCTACGGCGGCCAGTTCGAGGGCTACGAGCAGCAGTGGAAGACCGCCAACACGCAGAACTGGCCGTATCTGGAGGTCAATCCTGACGTCACGGACGGCCAAGGGAGCATGCTGCCACTACCCCAGCGGGCACAGCCTCCGATGGCCTCCAGCGGGCTCCTGCAGGCCAAGATGGGCGCGTCGGAGGACATCAAGTCCACGACGGGCCAGTACGATGCCTCGCTGGGCATCGGAGGCAACGAGCGGTCTGGTCGGGCTATTCTGGCCCGTCAACGCGAAGGTGACACGGGAACCTATCACTATGTGGATAATCTGGCCCGCGCTGTTCGTCATGTTACTCGCCAGTTGGTGGATTTGATCCCCAAGATTTACGACACGCAGCGCGTGGCGCGGATCATCGGCGAGGATGGCGAGTCGAGCATGGTGAAGATGAACCCCATGCAGCCCGAGCCGGTCAAAAAGATCGTTGACCAGAACGGCATCGTCATCGACAAGATTTACAACCCCAGCGTCGGCAAGTACGACGTGGTGGTCGTCACCGGCCCTGGCTACGCCACCAAGCGCCAAGAGGCGCTGGAGGCGATGGCGCAACTGCTGCAGACCAACCCGCAACTGTGGGCCGTGGCCGGCGATCTGTTCGTCAAGAACATGGACTGGCCTGGCGCGCAGGAGATGGCCAAGCGGTTCGCCAAGACCATCGACCCGAAGATTCTCAGCGACGAGGAAGACCCGGCGCTGCAAGCCGCCAACCTGCAGATTCAAGCGATGGCGCAGGAGATGCAGCAGATGGCTGGCCTGTTGCAGAACGTCCAGCAGTCGATGGAGGCGCAGAAGCTGGAGATCGACCGCTTCAAGGCCGAAACGGACGCCGAGGTCAAGTCCTACGAGGCCGAGACGCGCCGGCTGCAGGCCGTTGCGGCTGGTATGCAGCCCGAGCAGGTCCAAGAGGTTGTCATGCAGACGCTGCGCGACGTGATGACGGCCGGTGACATGGCCATTGCGCAGGCACGGCCGCCTGAGACGCTGGGAGAAATGCAATGAGTTGCGCGGACTTCATCGGCACGCTGTTTTTGGCGCGGGATGTCGCGCACAGCGTCCACTTGAACACCAGATCGTTCGCCAAGCACTCGGCGCTCAACGAGTTCTACGACAACATCGTGGAGTTGGCTGACAAGTACGCAGAGGCGTATCAAGGTCGGCACGGGCTGATTGGCCCGATCACGTTGATGTCGGCCAAGAAAACTGGCAACATTGTGGAGTTCCTTGAGGATTCGCTTGCCGACATCGAAAAGATGCGCTACGAGGTCTGCAAGAAGGACGATACTCCGCTGCAGAACATCATCGACGAGATTGTGGGGCAGTATCTTTCGACGCTCTACAAACTGAAATTCCTCGCGTAAGGACACGACATGGAATTGCTCAAGCCCCTTTCCAAGGCCGATTACCCGGCGTACACGGCTACTGCCGGCGCGACGGCCGGCAACACGACCGCGTGGCCGCCTGGCCCGCAGGGCGTGCTGGTGTGGTGTGACCAGCCGTGCTACGTCGAGGTCGGCGTGGGAGCCACGGCTACCAACGCCAGCACCCCCATCCCGCCGTTTACGCCGATTCCGTTTGCCGTGCCGCTGGACACCTCGGGCGCTCCGTGGCGCGTGAGCGTGTTGCGCATTGGCAGCACTGACGGCGCGGCGTACTGCAAGCCGGTGAACCGCCAATGAGCTTCTTCGGCCCCGACCTGCGCAACGCCGTGGCCATCGGCCTTGGCAGCATCGCCACGTTGTTCTCAGGCCGTGGCAACGACCAGGCGCAGGCCGATCTGTTGACCGAATCAAACGACAACCTCGTCCAAGAAGACGGCGGGTTGATCTTGCTGGAATAACACTATGCCCGCAGTCAGCATTAGCCCGCAGCCTAAACTGCAATTTTTTGACGCCAACGGCAATCCGTTGGCAGGCGGCAAGCTGTACACCTACGCGGCCGGCACGACGACGCCGCTGGCGAGCTACACGGACTCGACGGGTAACGTCGCCAACACGAATCCTGTGGTGCTTGACTCTCGCGGCGAGGCGTCCGTATGGCTGGCTGGCGCGCAGTACAAGCTGGCGCTGTATACAACGTCAAATGTGCTGGTGTGGACGGTGGATGGGCTCAATGGGCCGGATCAAGCGACGTTGGCTACTTTGGCCGCATCAGGAGGGTCGGCGCTTGTTGGATTCCTTCAAGCAGGAACTGGGGCGCAATTGCGCACGGTGCAAAGCAAGTTGCGCGAGGCGGTAAGCGTGCGCGACTTCGGCGCGGTAGGTGATTCCAATGGAACCACAGGCAACGGAACAGACGACACCGCGGCCATACAAGCTGCTGTGACCTTTGCAAACGCGGCCGGGCGCTCGGTTTATGTGCCGACGGGCTGTTACCGCATCACATCTCCGATTAACTTTGCGGGGTCGCAGACCAAGGCAGAGTTCTGCGGTGAGTCCAACTTCAACACAATCATTTTTGCAGATTTTACGTCTGTAACGCCTGTTGCGGCGCTTTCCCTCAACGCATCCGTTGGCGCTAGGACCTATGTGGGCTTCAAGAATTTCCAAATCAAAGGGCGCAGCGTTGCCAATGTTTCCGGCATCTACTGCAACTTCGGTTCAGAGTTTACAGAAATAGAAAACGTCTGGGTTTTCCAGTGCTACAACGGCATCGTCGTCGCCAATGATTACAACGTAAAAATCACTCGGTGCCAGACTTGGTACAACGTAAACAACGGGATTCAAATTGGGTTTACGTTGGCTGGCGTATTGGCGCCAGCCAATAACATTATGCTGGCCGGTTGTTTGTCAACTTACAACGGGGCAAATGGTTTCTACGTCAAGGCCGCCAGAACGCTCGGAATGCTTCAATGTGACGGCGAGGCAAACGCTTACACCAACATTTACCTCGACAGCGTTTACGGCGGTAGCCTGGTCGGGACGTACATGGAGTACGCATCTACAGAACCGGCAAATCCAATTGCGCAACTCTACATGGCCGATTGCACCGGGATTTCTGTTGACGGCCTGTCCGTCAGCGCGTTTGACAACAGCGGCAATCCAGTAATTTTTTTGGACAGCGGTAACAACGGGGTTTTTCTTTCAGGTATCGCTATTGAAACGGCTGGCGCCCCCACAAACGCAATTGGCTTAAAAGTCAATGACAGCTACGGTATTACGCTCGCCTCTTCTTATCTCAACGCGCTTTCTGCCGGGTTGTACATTGATAACAGCGCCCGCATCACCATTCAACAAACCAATTTTTCCAACTGCACGACTCCTGTAAGCACGACGGCAACGGGGTCAAAAACGGTAACGTGGCTGGATGCAGTAGACGCGCAATTAACTGCGTCCGTTTCACAAATCGCGTCAAACGTAAGAATTGATTACTCGACCATAAGTAATCAGAAAAACCAGATCAACGAAACCAAGTCTTTCAACGTCTCGATTAGCAGCGCGCAACTAGCATCAGGGGCGTCAGTAAAGATAATTGACGCGGTGCTTGCGTCCGAACAATGGCGCATATTGGGCATTCTGGCGGTTGGTTTGACGCCTTTTTCTGGCGGTAATCGCAACCTGTCCATTACAAATGGAACAAACACTTACACAGTAATTCCGTCGGCTTCGCTGGCTTTGGCGACTTTGCAAGCGGCATGGGGTACGGCCGACGTGCCTTACTCAGCAACGGTTTCTGATATGCTGCAACCCACCGCTGTTGGAGGAGATTTAACCGCGCTGTATTCGGGCGGCACGACCGACCATACTGCTGGTGACATTAATATCACAGTATTGGCCGAAAGAATCGCCTAACAGTTATTTTAACTTTACATAAAATTTTATATGGCCGACCTTAAAATTTCCCAGCTTACTTCAGCAACAACGCCGCTTGCGGGCACTGAAGTTCTGCCAATTGTTCAATCCAGCAGCACCAAGAAAGTGTCTGTTGCCGACCTCACGGCTGGCCGCGCTGTTGCAATGGCCGGGGGGTCGTTTACCGACAACATCACGCAAAGCACCGCAGCCAAAGGCATCAACTTCACCGCCAACGCCGCGTCGGCGGGCTCAACAAGCCAGTTGCTGAACTGGTACGAGGAAGGCACCGGAACAGCCACTCGATCAGGTTTTACTGAAGTAGTTGGTGCTGGCTCAATTACATCTACCTATTATTACACACGCGTAGGTCGTCTTGTGTTTATGAACATTACGCTAGTGTGTGCTGGTGGGGCAACAATTGCTTGGGGTGGATCTGGAACCGCTGCATTTACAGGGCTTCCTTTTTCCTCTCCAAGCTACGCAATAGGCAATTGGTTGAACACTACCGACCTTGCTACGACAGGCCCAACCGGTTGGATTTTAACAACAATGTATGTTGCAGGCGCGCCCGCCGCGGTAACAACAAACAATTCATTTTCGTTTTCTGGATGTTTTAACGTATAGGGCAAAATAATACAGTCTATAGACACAACAATAAATTTTGCTTAACTTGATTTTGCGTTTTCTTAGCGCATAATCTGAAAACTGTACTGGCCCGGCAGACCAGGCGCTCAACGTGAGCAACCATGACCCAAGAAACCTTAGCGGAAGTTGACTCCGCGCAACCAGCCCCCGAGGTGACGGCCACCCCGGATACTGCATCAACTGAGCCGGTAGTCGCTGAACAGACGCAAACTGAACAGACCGAGGAACGCAAGTTCACTCAGGCTGATCTGGATGCGATGATCAGCAAGCGCCTCGCAAGAGAGCAGCGCAAGTGGGAACGCGAGCAGCAGGCCAAGCAAGCAGAAATGCAAGCGCCGCCCAAGGAGTTGCCGCCTGTCGATCAGTTTGAGTCCCCTGAAGCCTATGCGGAAGCACTGGCCGTCAGGAAGGCCGAAGAACTGCTCGCCCAGCGGGAACTGCAACGGCAGCAGGCTGCGGTCAACGAAGCCTACGCGGAACGTGAAGAAGAAGCCCGGACCAAGTACGACGACTTTGAACAGGTCGCCTACAATCCGCAGCTTCGGATCACCGACGTGATGGCCGAGACGATCAAAGCGTCGGACGTTGGGCCTGATCTAGCCTACTGGCTGGGCAGCAATCCCAAGGAAGCCGACCGCATTTCCCGCCTGTCGCCTCTGTTGCAAGCGCGTGAGATTGGGAAGATCGAGGCCAAACTTGGCAGCGAGCCTCCCGTTCGGAAGACATCATCGGCACCTGCACCAATCACTCCGGTGACGGCGCGTGCTTCAGGCAACCCGAGTTATGATACGACTGACCCGAGATCGGTGAAGACGATGAGTGCCTCGGAATGGATTGAAGCCGACCGCCAGCGCCAGATGAAGAAGATGCAGGCGCAGTATCAACGCTGAAAGGAATCTAAATCATGGCGAATAGCCTGCTTACCATCGACATGATCACCCGGAAGGCTCTCGAAATCCTCGAGAACAACCTGGTGATCACCCGCAACGTCAACCGCCAGTACGACGACTCGTTCGCCGTCGAAGGCGCGAAGATCGGCTCCACGCTGCGCATCCGTCTGCCCGACCGGGCTCTGGTGACGGACGGTGCCGCCCTGCAGACGCAGGACGACAACGAGCAGTTCACGACCCTGACCGTCTCGACGCAGAAGCACATCGGCGTGAACTTCACGTCCGCTGAACTGACGATGCAGCTGGACGACTTCGCCGAGCGCGTGCTCAAGCCTCGTATCAGCCAGCTTGCGTCGAGCATCGACGCGGACGTGGCCAACAGCTTCCAGAGCATCTTCCAGTCGGTGGGCACCCCCGGCACGACCCCGGCGACCTCTGCCGTGCTGCTTGCAGCCCAGCAGAAGCTCAACGAGTCGGCCGCCGTGATGTCGCCGCGCTACGCGACCGTCAACCCGGCTGCCAACGCGGGCCTGGTGGAAGGGATGAAGGGCCTGTTCAACCCCACGGACACCATCAGCCGCCAGTTCAAGAACGGCATGATGGGCATGGGCGTGCTCGGCTTCGACGAGATCAACATGTCTCAGTCGATCAAGCAGTTCACGACCGGCTCGCGCGCCGCTACCGGCGCGACCGTGAACGAGGTGCCTGTCGAGGGCGAAAGCGAACTGACGCTGGCGTCTGCCGGCAGCGGTACGACCTACAAGAAGGGTGACGTTTTCACCATCGCCGACTGCTTTGCGGTGAACCCGCAAACGCGCGAGTCCACCGGCTCGCTGCAGCAGTTCGTGGTGACCGAAGACGCGACCTCTGTCGGCGGCGCCGTGACGCTGAAGATCAGCCCCGCGCTGTACTCGGCCAACCACGCGCTGGCGACGGTGAACACCATCGCGGTGAACACCAAGGCCGTGACGTTCGTGGGCGCTGCTTCGACGACCTACCCGCAGAACCTGGTGTACCACAAGGACGCCATCACGTTCGCCACCGCCGACCTCCTGCTCCCGCAGGGCGTTGACATGGCCGCGCGTGCCGTCCACAACGGCATCAGCCTGCGCGTCGTGCGTCAGTACGACATCAACAACGACCGGATGCCTTGCCGGATCGACGTGCTGTATGGCTACAGCGTGATTCGTCCTCCGATGGCTGTGCGTCTGTGGGGCTGATCGTCACGGGGGCTTCGGCCCCTGAGCGCAACAAACACTGAAAGGAACCTGAATCATGGCACTCCCCAACGGCGCTGGCGGCTACCAAGTCGGCGCAGGCAACAGCAGCGAGTTCGTGATGGGCGTGGCTCCGGCCCCGGCCACCGCGACCGCTACCGCAACCCTGACCGCTGCTCAACTGCAGACGGGTCTGATCCTGGGCTCGCCCGGAACCTCGCCCGCCACCTACACGCTGCCCACGGTGGCGCTGCTGGAGGCGAACATGTCCAACGCCCGCGTCGATTCGACCATCGAGTTCTCGGTGATCAACGTCGATGGCTCGGGCTCGGGCGTCATCACCATCGGAGCCGGCACGGGCTGGACGGTCGGAACGTCGGGTAGCCAAGGTCTGATGACCGTGGCCGCTACCGCCGGCACGGCAGCCCGCTTCCGTGGCCGCAAGACGGGTGAGACGACCTGGGCGCTGTACCGCGTGGCCTAAACCCCAAGGGGGCTTCGGCCCCCGTCTTTGAAAGGAATCGGCTATGGCGAA